GCGCGGCCAGTACCTCTACCAGATCCCCGTCGAGGATGACCTGCCGACGTTCGGCATCGGGATCGCCTCGACCGAGATCCCGCTGAGACGCCGCCCGCCAGCCGAAGCCAGGGCGCGGATGCTCGAAGCGGGCCTTCCCGTAGATTTCGTCGACGCGATGATCAGGGAAGAGAAGCCGTGGCCGCAATCGTGATCGTGTACCTGCTCGCGTGGGTGCCCCTGGTCCTCGCCGGGCGCGCGCTCGGCCGCCGCTGGGGCAACCCGGACGCCGGGTTCTGGCTGCCCGCCCTGCTCGGCGGCCTGGGCTTCGCGGTGCTCATCCTGGTCGGCATCGCCGACGGCGACATCCCGCGCAGCGGCTAGGGCCCCTTGCTGACCCGGTCGGCGACGTCCGCCAGGGCCTTCTCGATCCCGTCGCGCACGCGCGGCCCGGCCGCCTCGGCGGGCCCGGTGAACCAGCCCGGCCGCACCGACGGCTCACCCTGCCTGTACCAGTGCTCGCGGTCGCCCCAGAGGGGATGATGGAGGATCCCGGCGTCGAGGTCCCGCAGCTTCCGGGTCTTGCCCACCGCCTTCCCGGTGACGGACACGCCGGGGTCGCTGCCGACCGTGCGGACGCTGACGCCGATCCGCAGGTCCGCGTCCAGCTCCGCCGCGTACCGGTCCGGCAGCTTCGGTGACGTCGGCGCCAGCCCGGCCCGGATCTCGTCCGGCACCGGGATCACGGCGTCGCGCATCGCCTTCGTGACCTCCTGGACGAGTTCGGTCTCCCCGGCGCGGCGCAGCCGGAACGCGAGCGCCTCCAGTTCGGTCGCCGCATCAGCCAGCCCGGCCATAACCGCCGCCCTTCCTTCTCGCGGTCTTCTTCCTCGACCTGGAAGTACGCCATCCACTCCGACAGCTCGGCGCTGGTGATCCGCTCGAGCATCTCCCCGACCGGGCAGTGGAACACCTCCCGGGCTAGGTCGAAGTAGAACCGCCGTTCGGGGCGGTCGCGGAGGAGGCTTTTCCCGTCTCCACGGCGTCCGCGTTCAGCCCGGACAGCTTTGACGCGACCTCGAACACGCGGTCCAGCGCGGCGGCGGACAGCTCGCCGAGCGCGTTCACGTCCTGCTGCGAAAAGACCGGCTCGCCGTCATCGCCTATTACGGTCCGGGCGACGAGCTTGGCCCGCATGTTCGCGACGTCGGGGACCATCTGCCGGCCCCGCTGGACGGCCAGCGACGCCTCCCACTCGTCACGCTCCCGGCCCCGCAGCTCCCGGACCAGCACCGACCCGCCCCATTCGGGCACGGGCACTTCCTCGGTCCTGAGACCGTCGGCCTTCAGGATCATGTCCCGGGTCAGCAGGACCCGCGCGACCGGCGCGGAATGAGGCATGCCCAGCTGGGTTTCCATCTGGGCGATCTCGGTGTAATCAGGCTGCCCGCTCATGGAATCAACACGTTGTTGGCCGGAACTTTGGTGATTGAGAAGTTCACGTCGACCTGCTCCGGGTTCGTCATGGAGCCGTTCACCGCAGACGAGGTGACCTTCGCGGGGAACACGTCGCACCGCTGTCCGGTCACATCGCCTTCCCACAGGATCACCACGAAGCCGACGGTGTCGCGGGGCAGCGTGAGCCGCACGTCGCTGCTGGTGTTGGTCGCGTAGAACGACAGGGAGCAGCCGGTGGCGGTGATGTTGCCGGGGATCTCACTCACGAACCGGCTGGACAGGTCGGGGGTGGGGACCGTGGTGGAGACGACGGTGAACCCGGCCATCGCGGCGACCTCGTTGGACAGGTCGATGCCGGCGTTGAGCTCGCCCCTGGTGGGCGCGGTGTAGGTGGCGATGGTGGTGACCCAGTAGATCTTCCGTACGCCAGGCGGTATGTACCTTGAAGTCGCGGAAAGTGGTGTCGGCGGCACGGCTAGTTCTCCTCGGTTTCAGCGCTGGCGGCCCGCTTGGCCTGGGCCTTGGTCATCGGCGGCGGTTCCGGCTCCGGCTCGTCCGCCGCCGCCGCCTCCTCGTCGGTGAGGAGCCGCCATCCCGACGCGTAATGCGCCGGGAGCGACGCCCGGTGCACCTCGCCGGTGCCGCCGGTCTCGGGGTGGATGATCGTGACCCATTCGTCGTCCATGCCGGTCTCCTGTCTCAGGCGCTGATGGCGATGACGGCGCCGGAGACGGTGCCGGCCGCGACGTCGAACGTGCAGAGCCCGGTTACCGGGTCGCCGTAGATGAGGGCAGGCAGCGGGATGACGGTGATGGCGCCGATCGTGGCTGGCAGCGTCACCGTCCGGTTGGGGATGACCAGGCCGTCGAACGTGGTGGTCGCCGGGACGTGCATCGTGATCACGCACGTGGAGGCGGCGCCGTTGATGAGCATGAGCCCGATGCCGGAGCCGCAGGGCGCGGTGTGAGTGAACGTGGCGAGCCCGGCTGTCTGGGTGACCGGGTTCAATCCTGCGTGCGGTGCGACCTGCACCGTGAAAGCGGTTGCCGCCATGGATTCTCCCCTTGCGTTAGTGGTACCAATGTGGTACCGTTCAGGTACAACTTAGAGAGGGAGCAGGAGATGACCCGGATACCGATCTCGCAGCCGCTTACCGACGGCTATGTCGAGTGCGACGAGTGCGGGCACCCCATCGAGGAACACACCACTCGCGGATGTCAGACGATCCTTGACGAGCCGTGCCCGTGCCCGGATCGCTACACGCAAGCCGCAATTCGCGCGATCAGGAAACGAGAGGGGCTGACCGCCCGATGACCCAGACGCGCCCGCGCCTCGACGACGACCTCGCCGCCGAGGTCAAGGCCTACGCGAAGGAATGGCGCATCAGCTTTAACGCCGCCGTGACGATCCTGCTCCGCAGCGGCCTGCAATCTGCGGCGTGGCCGCAGCCCGCCTCGACCGAGATCCCGCTGAGACGCCGCCCGCCAGCCGAAGCCAGGGCGCGGATGCTCGAAGCGGGCCTTCCCGTAGATTTCGTCGACGCGATGATCAGGAAAGAGAAGCCGTGAACAGAACCAGGATCGCCGCCGCCGTCGTCCTCGCCGCAGCCCTGGCGGGCAGCCTGGCCGGGTGCGGTGGTGGCCCGTCCGTGCCGGCGTGCAAGGCGGCGATGACCCGCGACTACCATTACGCCCTCGCCCACCCGGGCGCCCCGGCGGCCACCAGGCCAGCCGCCTGCAAGGGCATATCCGACGCCACCGTCCAGAAGCTCGCCGCCGAGATCATGGCCGGCCCGTGAGCGGCGCGTCATCGCTAACCCTGGAGCATTCAGAGGGGGACCGCTGGCAGGTCACGATCCACCGCGACGACGGGACTGTGACGCTCGACATGAACAACGCCGAAGCCGAACTGCTGTGGGTCATGCTGGGCGAGAGCCGGGGTGAGGGGACGTTTTCCCGCACCGTGACCTTCCAGTCTCCGCCGCCGTGAGGGGCCGGCGGCGGACGTGGAGGCCGCTGCGCAGCCGCCGCCTGTGGTTCCCGTTCCGGGTGCGGCTGTCCCGGCCCGGCGAATGGGCGCGGCGGAAGCGACCCCGCCAGCAGGGCTTATCTCACGGTATAGGCTTCACAATTTACCGGAAAGGTGACCCGGGCCAGCGCCCCGTTCTGCGTCTGCTGCTGCCGCAGCGACCCGATCCCCACCGACGCGATCAGCACCGTCTTGCCGAGCGTGCGGTCGACGGCGATGGCCGCGCCGCACGCCGCGTGCAGCTGGTACGCCCGGACCCTTGCGGCGGCGGTGTCGCCGCCCGGGTCGATGACCTCGGCGGCGCAGGTGATCGCGTACCGTTCCCGGTCCGGCCCTACGCCCATGCCCTCGGGGGAGGCGGTGCCGGTGACGACGTCGGTGTTCTGATCACCCGCGTAGCCGACGGCGACGGCTTCCAGCCCGGCGGCGTCGGTGAGCTGGGGGCCGTCCCGGACCGGGACCCCGGCCAGGCCCAGCGACGTCGAGGTCCGGAACGCGGCGACGAGCGCGGTGATCGCGGCGGGGACGGATGAGGAGTAGGTCACGCGGTCACCGTCACTCCGGGAATCCCGCGGCCGTCCTTGATGTCCTCGTCATAGAGGATCATGACCCCGCAGGCCGCCGGTCCCTCCCCGTCGAATCCGAGGCATTCCCACCAGTGCAAAGGCTCCCGGTATTTCATCGGCCCGTGAACATCGCAGGTGACGGTCATACGTAGGCCTGGCTGATGTACGGCATGCCGCCCTGCGCGCCGTCGAGCAGCTCGGCGGCGGCATTCGGGATGGCGAACCCGAAGCCGGGCAGGATCACGTCGGCGCCGCCGGCCAGCGGCCCTTGCAGCGACGGGCCGCGCTGCGTCCACCACAAATGCTGCAAAATGATCCTGGCCGCGGAGTTGAACGCGGGCGGGACTGAGACGCCCCAGCCTGCGACGTAGGTGACGTTGACCGTGGGCAGCCACTGGAAGAAGGGGCCGTAGAACGGGTAGCCGAGGGGGCGGCGGATCAGGCCCGCGTTGACGTCGAGGTCCAGGCCGCCGGAGATGTCGATGGCGCCGCCTGTCACCGACGTGATGGAGGTGACGGACACGAGGGGCCGCTGCCGGACGGGGATGACGGTCTGGTTGCTCATCATCTCGGACCGCTCGGTGACCGACCGGTTGACCAGGGGGCCGCCGGTGAACCGTTTGAGCGCCGATTCGATGGTGGCGATGTAGGAGGCGATCTCGGTGTCGGACCCGGTGTTGGAGGCCGGGATGTTGAGCTGGTCTTTCGCGTCCTGCAGCGGGAGGACGGCGGTCTCGAACGGGTCGAACACGTCGAACTCGCCGAAGGAGACGCCCGCGCCGGTGCCGGTGCTGGTCCAGCTGTATTGATAGTGACCGGTGGTGGTCAGGTCCGTTGTCGGGATGTCCTGATGGTAGGTACCAGTGGAGTCGTGGGCTGGCGTGGTGTAGGTACCGGTGGTAGTCCAGGTGCCGTCGATGGCGGCGGTCTTGACGAGCAGGGTGAGGGCCCCCGCGTCGACCAGTGCCCCGGTGACGTCCTTGACGGTGGTTGACAGGCGCACGGGCTGCCCTTGCGGGTAGCGGCTCACGTCGGTCCTCCTGTCCGCTGGTCTCCGGCTGTGAGGGTGCTGCCCGCCGCCGTGCTGGCCGTCAGGGTGCTGCCGGGCTTGTCGGCGGCGGTGAGGGTGCCGGCGGTGAACGGCTCGACTGCCGCGCTGGTGGCGTTCAGGGCGGCGGCGAGGGCCTGGGCGGCGGCGGCCTGCGCCAGCGCGGACAGCGGGACGGCGCCGGCGGCGGTGGCGAGCCCGGCGGGGGCGAGCCGGGATGCCTGTCCCGTGGCGTTCGGTGCCGCGCCCGCTGCGGTGGCGAGGCTCGCGTTGTGCCCGGCGGTCTGCTGCGCGGCGCCGGTTCCGGTGGCGAGCCCGGCGGGGGCGTTCGTGGTGCCCGACACGGTGACCGTGGCGCCCTGTGCGGTACCCGCGGCAGTGGCCAGCCCCGCGTTCTCCCCGCCGGCCTGGAGCGCGGCGCCCGTCCCGGCCGCGAGGCCGGCGGGGACGCTGACCGTCGTGGCGACGGCCGCGTTCT